GGAAAGGGCGACCGCAACAACCTGCTGTCCCGCCTTAAGTCCGAAAGGGAATCGCTGGAAAAGCAGGGGAAGATAAGCACGGCCAGCATATGCCAGCAGACCTACAATGCTGTCAGGTCGTTCGCCGGGACGGACAACGTACCCATGCTGTCGGTGACACCGGATTTCCTAAAGAAATTCGAGCAATGGGAGTACTCCGTAAACAGCAACTCCCCCACCACGGTACGCATGCGTATGGGTGTTATCAAGAAGATGTTTAACCAAGCGATAACAGCCGGGGAACTGGATCCGGCCAAATATCCTTTTGCGCGGGGCAAGTACACGCCGCCCCAGCCAAACAAAAGCAGGCGGGCATTGGATATAGACCAGATAGCCCAGCTTACCGAATACCAGCCAAAAGGGATACGGGAAAGGTTTGCAAAGGATATGTTTCTTTTCAGCTACCTGTCATCGGGTATGAACATGGCTGATATGTTCGCTTTAAAATGGAGCGACCTCGATAAGCTGGAAAGCTTCACATTTGTAAGGAAAAAGACTAAAGGTAGGTCGGACCATCAGAAGCCGGTAACAATCTACCTAAAGCCCATGCACATAGAGATAATAGAGCGGCACGGCGGCAGGAAGCTTAACAGCCCCTACGTATTCCACGTACTTAATCCCAAGATGACGCCGAAGCAAATCTATTTCGAGGTTCAGAAAGCCGTGGCAAAGATAAACATCGGCCTAAAGTCAATCGCTACCGCACTGGAATGGGACTTTAACCCTACCACTTATTGGGCGCGCCACTCATACGCTACGATATTGATGAAAACCGCTCCACTGGCTTACATCAGCCAGCAGCTTGGCCATGCCAATATAGCTACCACGGAAGCGTATTTAGGTCAGTTCCCGTCCGAGGACGCTAAGAAATACGAAGAAGCGCTGTTGCCCAAGAAAACAGGGGCTTAATCACCGATAAATTCATCCAGCCTTGACCGGAAATCCCTTAAGACAGATTTAGCCTTTTCTGTATCCGCGTCTGTGAATCGTTGCGGCCCGCTACCGGCCTTGTGGCCTTTCAGCTTCTGCATAAGCCTAATAGGAGCGCCGTTAATATCGGGGTACATTTCCCTTGCAACCTCCGATTTGTTTATCATCTTTTCCTTTTCCAAAAATTCTTTCAGTTCCATAGCGCAAATATATGAATAAAAAAATACGTACACCGATTTGGCGATAATAAGAAATAACCGACTATCTCCATTTAGTCGGTTATTATCCGTTCATAAATTTATTCATACCCTCCCCCCTGCCTAACTTTGCATGTATGGGAGACACAACTTTGTTAAAGGTTATAGCTTACCAGAATCCAGGGCTGCTGGAAATGGTACGTGGACAACTTGCCGTTGCTGAACATATTGACACAAGGGTGTTGAAGCACATATACTTCCGAACGCATTCCATTCAGACATCGCTGGATCCATTCTACGATAACATCGCTTTTATTGCTGCCTCCCTTGCTATATTATCGCCCGAGTCTATCCATGCGGATTGCAAGGTTCGCAACGGAGTCTGCTCGGCAATTGGGGAGCAGCTTGGTATTTCCCAACGCGCAACGAGTTATTATATCGGACATGCCAGGCATTACTACGCAAAGAACCCTACCTTCCGTATGACGGTAGATGGAATTGTAAGGAGGTATAAGTAAGACCTTCACTAAACTTCACCAATCATGACAGACAAGCAAGCGAAATTTATAGAGGAATACTTGAAGCACCCAAATGCCAAAGAAGCCGCTATTGCCGCTGGTTTCTCTGCTAAATCAGCCAAAGAACGAGGTTACCAACTATTACAAATCCCAGAAATTTCCGAAGAAATCAAGAAAAGGCAGGCAGAAATTAGCGAAAAGACAGGGATAGACAAAGCTTGGGTATTGAATCGGTTTAAAGAAATATCAGACCGTTGCATGACCGCCGAACCTGTTATGATATTCGACGGGGAGCAGTGGATAGAATCCGGCGAATACAAGTTTGACAGCAGCGGAGCCAACAAAGCAACTGAAATGATCGGCAAACATATCGGGTTCTTTGAGGCTGATAACGCTCAAAAAGCACCAAAAGTCAACATCGAAGCCCTTTCCAACGAAGCAATTAATGAACTGTTAAAAGCCACCAAATCCACGTGAGTGATGTAGAAGAAATATTGTCGGACCTGGATGTTACGAAACTTAAAGGTGTAGCCTTCAAAAGAGGGCTATTTGACTTTATAGTGGACACACCGAAAGGCCGACACGAAAAGCAGGAACAGGCGTTACGTATTCTTACCGACACCGACACCGAGGAATTCCTATATGGAGGTGCTGCAGGTGGGGCGAAGTCATGGACCGGTTGCTGCTGGCTTATGTTCATGTGCCTCAATTACCCCGGCACCAGATGGTTCATTGGCCGGGAGGAATTGAAACGGATCACCGAATCAACCTTGATAACTTTCTTCAAGGTCGGATTGGAATACGGGGTGAGGAACGGGGTTGACTTCAAGTACAACGGGCAAAAGAATTTCATACAATTTGCTAATGGTAGCCGTATTGACCTACTGGAGTTGAAGTACAAGCCAAGCGATCCCATTTTCGAACGGTTTGGATCAACCGAGTACACGGGCGGGTGGATAGAGGAAGCTGGAGAAGTGGACTTCGGAGCTTATGACGTTTTGAAGACGCGTATTGGTAGGCAATACAATGAGCGGTACGGATTGACTGGAAAGTTGTTCATTACTTGCAACCCGAAAAAGAATTGGTTGTACACAACATTTTACCTTCCGAACAAGAACGGAACCTTGCCTGCTTTAATGAAGTACTTGGCAGCTTTCGTTCAGGACAATCCCCATATTGATGCAGGGTATATTGAGCGGTTGCAAAGAACGAAGGATATAGCAAAGAAAGAACGCCTGCTGAACGGAAATTGGGAATATGACGATGACCCAACGGCGATGTGTAGGTATGATGATATTGTGGCGATGTATAGCAACAGCCACGTACAGCCTACTGGTGCCAAGTACATCATAGCTGATATTGCCCGCTACGGTTCAGATGCGGCCCGGGTGTCGGTGTTTGATGGATGGGTTATGATTGAGCAGCATTCGTTTGCAGTGTCTGCAACCACTGAGATTCAGGAGTGCATCAACGCAATGCGTACTAAGCACGATGTGCCGGCACACCATTGTTTGGCTGACGAAGATGGAGTTGGCGGCGGAGTGGTTGATAATTGCGGAATAATAGGATTCGTCAATAACTCCAAACCAATCCCGATGGATACGGCCTTGGAGAACGAGCAACGTTGGCAAGGCTCAAAGGGAAAGCAATTCGATCCGCTGAAAGAAAATTACTTCAACCTACAGGCGCAATGCGCATATTTATTGGCTCAAAACATCATTGCCCAGCATAAGATATGGTTGAAGTGCATTGATTCTGAGTCGGACAGGCAGCGGATCAATGACGAGCTATCATGGCTCAAAACGTATAAATCGGATAGTGATGGCAAGCTGCGCATCTTGCCCAAAGAAGAAGTAAAGAAAAACATTGGCACCTCCCCAGACTGGCGGGATTTGCTAATCATGAGATATTATTTTGAGTTGGTTTCGACGGAACCTGTCGAACTGACCAACGAATTCACCGACGCGTTCTATTAAACCACTATTTAACCATGGCAAAGACACAATCATCATCACAGGCAGACGTGCAGGAATCGCAAGACGTCACCATTGCCACAGACCAACTACCTGTAATAGTAGAGGCATTGGGCAAAGCCGTTGCACCTGAGTATGGTGACGCAGAGAAGGAATACGATGTTAAACAGCATTCGGTGTTTGATCCAGTTGAAAGGCCTGATAAGAAGAAGAAGGATGGCAGCACGGTAAAAGTTAACCGTATTGCATTGCCTTTACAGAAGTTAATCGTTACCAGACGGGTCGCCTTCATGAACGTTGGCGCGATAAAGTTGGAGTCAAACCCTGAAACTCCTGACCAAGAGAGACTGTACGACATGGTAAAGAAAATCCGGGAAGACAATAAAATGGACTTTGTTGAGACCGACGTGGCCACGAGAATGCTTTCCGAATTACAGGTTGCAAAACTATGGTATAGTGTTCCGGCGCCAGAAGGATATTGGGGAGAACTATCTAGTGTTGGGGGTAGGTTCAGGATGCGATGTGAGGTACTTTCGCCGAGGAAAGGAGATACATTACTTCCGGTGTTTGACAGGTATGGGGACATGATATATTTCGGGAGAACCTATGAAACGCCAATAGACATTGGCGAGCTTGCTGGATCTGCTAATATTGACGTAACTGCTAAGGATAAGCGTTTCGATATTTACACAAGCACACATATTTATCGGTTCAGGCAACCCAGGCAAGGTGAGCAAGCCCCATCAGGCGGAAGTGGTTGGTTGCTGGAGGAAGCAAAACCGCACAGCTACGGAAAGATTCCCGTGATTTATTACGGGAAGGCATTACCTCCGTGGGCGGATGTCCAACATGCAATTGCAAGGCTTGAAACCGTGCTTAGTAACTTTGGCGACACAAACGACTACCACGGAAGCCCTACAATGGTGTACATTGGGGAATTTGTTGGTAAAGCAGCTGATAAGGGAGAAACCGGAAAACAGGTCCAAATCAAACCCACGAACGGAACCACGTTGGCGGATGCCAAATACGTTACATGGGAACATGCCCCTGAATCTATCAAGTTAGAAATCGACACGCTTGCCCAATATATATTCACCTGCACACAGACCCCTCAGATGTCTATGGAGGACATGAAAGAGTTAGGCAATGTTTCAGGCGTAGCTTACGATCGAATTTTCATGGACGCTCATTTAGCAGCTCGTGCTGAGATCATGGGCGAGTACGGAATGGGAACCCAGCGCGAAATCAACTTTCTGAAATCGGCATGCGTTGCCATAGAAAGGTCACTTGAAGAAGCCGCCAGAACACTTGATATTAAGTTCGATATTCCGTTGTTCAGAATTAATGACGATAAAGAACAGATCGACAATATCGCCTCCGCTCGTGCAGCTGGAATATTGAGCCAGGAGACGGCGCTAGAATTCTTCCCGTGGATCAGTGATGCGGAAGCAGAGTTAAAGCGACTGGTTGCAGAGAAAGAGGCGTCGGCTAAGTTGGCGACCACACAGTCGGCACAGACCCCACAAGACAGCATTTCATCAGCTCCATCCGGGGCATAGGTTTATAATTGGTTAGTAAAAAGCCCTGTTCCTCCCCGGTTCAGGGCTTTGTTGTTCACGCCAACGTAAATAGTTCGTATAATACCGGCTGTTATACGAACAACCACTTTCCCAACCAATTAAACGGACATACCTTTACCACTACTTAAGCACACGAGGTGCGCACGGCGGCGGCCGGACACAACTCACAGCACAAAAAATTATGTCACTCAAAGTACAAATCCTTACCCAATTAAAGGAGCATGTTAAAGCCAAGGGCATTAACCTCTCCAACGTTCGTATCAATGCTTTTGCGGATAAACTGGACGCATACGTGGACAAAGAAGACGCAATCAAAG